ATGGGCCTGAAAAGTTCCTTTGAATGATGCGTCTTTCTCAACCGACGCTCTTTCAATCGTTATAAGGGGAAGTTTTAAAGAACCCTGTGAATCTCTTAAATTCTTATCATCCTTAATCTGAAATGCTCTTTCTGCCGAGACCCAGATGATTGGAACCTTATTCCACCCCTTGTTCGTATTAACATGTATGTTCAGGTCTTCATCCGCGAACCTAAACAATGCTCGATCAATCACCTCAAGCGTCGATGGCATAAACTTTATTTCTTTTATAATTCCATTCGCGCCTTGAATTTCTGTATGTGTATAATCAGGTGGCATCGAATAGTCCCTCTCTTGCTCTCACGCACTTAGCAGATATTTCCAATAAATGATCAATTTGTCCAAACAATTGTTTTGGCTCTGCTAAAGTAACTATCTCGTAATATATGCTTCCGTACAAAATAAAATCACCTTCTCTCACATAGAGGTCCTGATCTTCGGTTAGGCGCCTCTTGTGGAAGTGAACCGTGAGACTAGATTCTTTATCCAAACCGATGTTCGAACTATACTTTGTATTTATGCCGTCGAATTCAACAAGGGCGTGAACTCGAACTGGTGGAAGAAAAGTTTTCTTTAATGCTTCACCATAGAGATCGTGATAATTCGTCCTCTCGATGTCGATTGGATAGTAAACCACAGTCTGACCTACTACTCTCTCTATAAGCTCGTCGTTGACCTGTTTAACAAGGTCTCTTTCTTTCTTGCCCAGGAACAGCGGAGGGGGAGGTGCTGATGGCTGCTTCCATTCATTGCTCATGTCTCACCTCCTATCCTTGATAAATTAACATTGGGATTTCTTGCTGAACTGTGTCTATTGCTGTGACCATCGCAGCGTCTTTTTCCGCGAGGGCTTTATAAGTCATTTCATCAAGTATTGTCTTTAACTCTTCTTTTAGTGCAGTCTGTTCTTCTTTCGCCTGTCCAAGCAGGTCAGAAGCATTTAAGGTAACGCTCTCGCCTGGAATGGGTATAGACCCGAACTTTCCTCTAACTTGCCCTAGAACCTCCTTAGAGAGCGCCAGGGTGTAATTTCTAATCCACTGCTTGCCGATGGCGTTAATGTTCTCGTAGGGCACATTATCGAAAGGCAAAGTGCTCATATTATTTATTCCATCGGCGCCGAAAGTCCGATCACTATCTTGCGTCCAGCCATCAGTATCAATACTGAAATTAACATACATGTTTTTCATAAAGCCATCTGGAACTGGGAATAGGCGAAGCTTGTTATTGTGAAGCTCATAAGAATAGTGAGAAAGCCTTGTCCACAAATGATCTTCATAAGCCATGGCTTGAAGCTTGTTGTGCCAAGCCGGAATTATCTCGAAGGTTGTATCGTCTGAGTATTGCCCATAGTAATTCAAGTTTCCGACAACATTCAAGCCACCATAGTAACCATAGAACCTCCACATTGCTTGAGGAGTTTTATAAAATACCTTCTCTATTCTAACCTTTTTATTTCCGACCAATCCAGCATAAAGTACGGGATCTCCCGTGGCTGCATCATTGTCTTGATGCGCAGATCTTGAAATGATAGTCTGTAGATCATAATCCTGCACGGTTCCCGTTATAGAGAAGGATGCAGAATACATGGTACGGTTGCCGCCGGCATTGGCGGCTTGGGCGAACCCATCAGCAACCCTCTTAGAATAGGTGAACTCAAATCGAGGAAAAGAAAGATTAACTGCCGAGCCGGAGGCATCTCCGCCGGTCATCTGTCCATCATGATCAAAAGTTCCGGTTGACATACCAAGAAGATCGGAAAGAACATTTTTGGCTTGATGAACATTTATCTGATAAGAATATTCTAATACTGCTTCTTCGTATGAAGCATAGATGTTGCCAACAGTAAGCTCGATATCAAGCACATCTCCGCCCAACTTCTTATAGGTGAAAGCAACTTGATCAGAGGCGCCAGAAATGAAATTTGCATCATAGAGTGAGCCGCCGGGAGTTGCATAAATCCCAAACGGATAGTGTGTTGTGTTGCCGGCGCCGTTTTGAGTCGTTATAGCGCTTCCAGTGGAAGTCAATATAACAGTGCTAGTTTGACTCTTGGGCGTTAAAGTTGGTACAGCCATTCACAGAGTTCTCCTTACTTCTATTCAGTAGTAAGTAGTTGACTACTCTTTCTTTTTGCTTCCAAAGATGCTCTTGGTGGCGGCCTTCTTCTTGGCTGGAGCCTTTTTTGGCGCTGCTTTAGCTGGTGCTTCCTTGGCTGGCGCTTCCGTGGCTGGCGCTGCTTGTTCGGCGGCAGCGGCTTCCTTGGCTGCGCGTGCCTTCAATTTCAAAAGTTTTCTTTTTCTTGGGTTCATTACAAACTCCTCCTTGTTCTCAATAAATAGTCTATTGGCCCTTTAACTCACCAACAAAAAAGCCCCACCTTCCGAAGAAGGCAGGGCATCAATCATATTCTACAAACTAGTCCCAGGCTTTCCAGCATTTTTCGGCGTAAACAAACAGATAAAGCGATCCAGAGTTATCGAAAGTCGCCTCTGGCATGGCGCCGGGGGACTTGTTGAATGTTACACTAATATCAGCACTAGCAGTAAAAATGCCGCCGCGATATATGTGGCTAGCATCATAGCTGCCGTGGCCGGCTCTAGCTTGGCCGGCGAGGAGGGCGTCTCCGGATGCTGAGACATAGGTATATGTAGTATTTTCCCTGTAATGCTCCGTCGATCCTGTGTAGAAATAATCGGGGTCGTGGGTCAGAGAGAGATTGCGGCCTTTGATGCCCACCTTGTCGACGAACAAGTTGGGTCGCGAGGTTGCATGGAAGGAATTAGAAGAAGACAATGCACCCGACACAATAAGACTTATCTGCTTCACTTCAATATGGGCGAGTGGCGTTGCAGCTATCGCGCCTGAAAAATAGAGAACCGTTTCGCCTTTGACGACATCCAATGGACCATACTTGAAAATTTGGGTTCTCTGTCTGGCCTTTGGGCTGCCAAATTGATAAAGCTCTAGATGACTGCCTTTTACCGCCTTCCTTGCTGTTTGTCTCCAGTCCTCAACGCTGTCGGAATATTCCTTGTACTTCTTTAGTAAATTTTTGTTGCCTATTCTTGCCATGATATTATTCTCCTATTAAACTTAAATTATAATCTTGGGGACGGGGAGTTCTACACATAAGTAGTATATAGTGCACCGAAATGAGGGGGGGACCCCATATAAGTGCAAAAAAAACCCCACCTTCCGAAGAAGGCAGGGCATAGTCTTTAGAAAGACTGATTAGCTATCAGCCACCAGACTCACCTAGAAGGCCGCGGACGATAACGATTCCGTACATATCAGGTCGCACCATCTTCTTGGCGTACCGAGTCATCACACCCTTGCGAGGCACGAAGTCTTCAGTACCAAAGATGGTAGGAGTGACTTGCAGAGGCACATAAGGAGCGTAGACATATCCACTTTCGAGGAAAGATCCACCCTTACGGCCAGCTAGCACCACATTTCGTGGGAAGTAGGGGTCAACATAGACATCCCACTTCTTAGAAATAGCACCTGTTTTAACAGCACCAACAGTTCCGCTGTCTGCGTCAGCAGTAACGGAAGCACGGAAGCCAGCAGTGAACTCAAGGATGTTAGCAACTTCAGGTCCGCAGACGATGAAGTTAGCGCCACCACGAAGAGTCTTACGATGAATCTGAGCAGAGACATCATTGATAGTCTCTACGAGAGTCTCGTACCACTCACTCACAGTACCGGTGAAGTCAGGAGCATTAGCAGATGCGCCGACTTCAACACCAGTTGTGCGGTGAACAAACAGACCAGGTGAGCGCGACCAGTGGTAAACACCAGCGGTTGCACCATCAACCAAGTCACCGAGGATCTCACGATCAATCTCAAGAGCAATTTGCTCAGAGAGAATCGAAGTAAGCTCAACCTCAGCATCCAAGTTATGGTATGCATTGAGGTCCTGACCAAGCTCTGGAGACCATTTGGCCTTCAGCTTCTTGGTTACGGCCGTCACGGCAACACTATCAACCTT